TCATCTTCGGGCCCGGCTCGCGCGTGAGCCAGCCATAGCGGGATGGCAGCATGTCATGTCTCCTGAACGACGAAGCCCGCCGGGATGGCGGGCTTTCGTGGGACGGCGGGACTTGGGAGCCGCGCTAATCGGCCGGCGGATGCCGCTGCTCGATCACGCGGTCGATCTTCTTCTCGATCTTCTCGAGGTGGGCCATGATGCGGCCCTCCACGTCCTTGAGATACGAGACCGAGACGAAGCTGGTCGCGACCAGAAGCTTGTAGTTTGCGAGCTCGTCCTTGAGGCCGCGCAGCGCTGTGTCCACGTCGTCACGATCATGAAAGCGCAGCCAGAACAGTGCGCCGACCAGCGGAACGCCGATGACCGTGATCCACCATTGCAGGTCCATGCCTGCCTCCTTTCGCGTGTGCTGAATTTGTGCCGCCGCGACCCGGCCGCGATCAGGTGATCTGCTCTACCCAGAAGCGGGTGATGTTCGCCGAGGCGTAGCCGTCCAGCGACGAGAACTTGTGCTGCAAGCGAAGGGTGTCGCCGGCCGTCAGCGAGATGATGCCTTGCGTGCAGATGATGATCTTGCCGGTATCGGCCGCATTGTTGGACGCTCGCGATGCGGCGGGCAGAACCTCGGTTGCGCCATTCTTGAGCAACCGGCCGTGCATGGAGGTCGGCGCGTTCGCGCCGTTCTGGGTCCAGCCGAGCGAATATCCCACCTTGTAAAGTCCGGTGCTGGGCGCCGTGAACACGTTGGAAGCAAAGGCGTTCGCGGTGTCCAGATCCTCGTTATTGATGTCCGTGTTGACGTAGGTCGTTGCCGCGTAGTGATCGTAATTGATGTAAGCGGAGAGCTTCGCCATGGCCGGGAAGGAGACCTTGCCCGTGGCTTTGTCGATCGACAGGCCGGTGTAGAAGGTCGATCCGTCCGGAGTCACCTTGACGGTGAAATTGTCGTCGCCAAGCAGCCCGAACAGTGCGCGGGTGCTGAAGCCGTCCTGGAAGACGAAGCCCGCGTCCTTCGCGGCGGCGCTTTTGTTCAGCGTGACCCGCAGATCGCCCGATCCCGGCGTCACGTCGTCATGACTGAGCAGAACCGCGTCGGACTTGACCGCGAGACGGTTTGTATTGTCGGCGGACGTAAGGATGCCGAGCTTCGAAAGATTCTGGAAGGCGAGAACCGAAACCAGATCGACCCAGCCGCTTGCCGTGAAGACGAGCATCTTTTGCTCGTCGGCGATGTAGGCAATTAGGCCCTTCACCGGCACATAGAAGCGCCAGGCGCCGTCGATGCAGTAGGCGATGTTGCCGGCTTGACCGGTCCATGCCCCGGTCGGGCTTGCCGCCACGACGTAGGCGTCGCCATCGGAGGGCGAGCCGGGAGGCGCGGCGAGATCGCGATCGAGGATGTAGAGATCGACCAGCGCGTCGAGGCGAACGAGCGCGTCGTTGTGCGTGACCTCCTTCTGCGCCTGCCCCTGCACGATGTAGGGCAGCGCGAGCCGCGGTGTCGGCATCGCGTTCCTTTCCTTGATTGAATGGGACGATTCAGAGCGTGGCTGCGCTCGGCCAGCCGCGGCCGACCGTGGCGGAGATCTGATAGACCTTCACGGCAACTGCGGGCTGGGGCGATCCGAAGTCGGCGGTCTGCTCCGCAGCGGTATACGTCACCGTCGGCGAAGTCGCCGTCATGGTGCGGACGACGTTCGCGCCGTTGAGGATATCGAGCTCGTAGCGCTCGCTTTCTTCATTGAGCGGCACGTCGGCGCCATCCGCCCATGCGCCGCCGAAGCGCGTGCGCCGAACCCATGTGATCGAGAGGTCGCCTGCGCCGTTGCGAATCCCGGTGACGTGCACGGGCGACCATGGCATCAGCCCGACGCAGCGGGCCGTAAACGTGCCCTGCTGCCAGGCAATATCGGACGGATCGAGGCTCGATGGCCCCCACTTGTAGAAGCGTTGAACGCCCCGCTCCGACAGCGCTGCGTCGATCTGCGCAATAGAGCCGTCCAAGATCACGACGCGCGCGCCGGCCGCGATCGGCGAGCGCATGGCGTGTTCGGTCCCAAGCCGGCCTCGCAACAGGTTCGTGAGGTCGTAGACGCCGGCATCGACGAGCGTCGCAGTGGCGAATTGCAGAATTTCCCAATCGCCCTCGGCGTTGCGGATCGCGAGGGCATTGGCGCCTCCCGAGAGGATCGTTGCGTCGTCGAGGCTCGCGAGTTCGCCCGAATAGAGCCTCACGCGCAGCGTGTTGACGATATCGAAATACGCTGTCGGCCCGGACCAGAAATCGAAGACTGTCTCGCCGATGGTCGCGCGGATCGGCAGAAGCGTGTCGATCGCGTAGTTCGTGCCCGTGGCGCTGTCCATCAGCGTGACGCCGGCGAACGGCGTCGCAGACGCGCCGACATAGGGCGCGTAACCGAGATCGGCATCGCGCAGCATCGGCAAGTCGAGGAACTCGAGGATCGCGCGACCATAGACCGGCGGCGGTTCGAAAACGGGCGGCTTCAATCCCGGAAGCGGCGGCGCATAGACCGCGCCCTCGCATCGCTGCGCCTCGATCGAGCGCGACCAGGCATCATTGATGCGGGTGAGGCGAAACTCGCGTGCGCTGCCATCAATCACGAGGTTGACTACATCGCCGGCGTCGAGCGCGATCCGATCGGGCGGCAGTGCATGCTTTGCGCTTTCCCGCCCGATCCAGGCCTCGGCAAGCGCGCGGTCGGCGATGGCCTGCGCCTGAATCTCATCCATGACGAGCGGGACGGTCACATCGGTCTTGCGCTCGGAGAACCCGGCGATCCGGCTCGCGGCGACCGTTCCCGATTGATAATCCTTTGCTCCATCGATGAAGGTCACCGACACGGCATCGGGCAGGTCGGTTTCTTGCGCCCGCGTGAGCTTCACGATGTCGCCCTGCTCGGACATGACGCAATCGTCAGGCCCGATGCTGGCCACTGCCGCACGGCCGCGCGGCAGGAAGCGGATCGCGCCTTCGCTTTCGACTGCATCGAACGCGTAGGCGTTCATCAGCAGTTCGATCTCAGCGCGCGGCGACATCGGCCGATCGCGCACATAGCCGACGACGATTCCGGCGAGCGCGGTCACGTCATATTGCGTGAAGGCGACGCGCTCGCAGCGTTCGGCAACGAGCGCGGCGAGATCGGCGAGACCGATCTTGCCGTTCAGCCAATGCCCCAGCGGCCAAAGATCGCCGTCGCCCCAGGCATCGGTCCGCGATGGCCAGGCCGGATAAGGGCGCGCGTCCCAAGTCCATACGGCAAGCAATCCGACCATCGGGCCGCCATAGACCGACGACACCGGGTTGTTCGCGCCCCAATAGGAGAGCATCGCCTCGATGCCGCGGCGCTGGATCAGATCGTCTCGCGTGCCTCGCGAATAGTAAGGCAGTTCGCTCTCTGAGGACTTCGGATCGTAAAAGACATTCGGCTGGTTCGTGCCTTTGTCCACCGAGGGGATGCCGAACTCCGTGAACCAGATCGGCTTGCCTTGCGGCGTCCACGCGGTCGGCGTGCCGCTCTCGATGCCGCCCGGCCGATCGAAGTGTTGATTAAGCCACCAGCCGCGAAAATCCTTGGCGCGATAGACCCAGGGCTTGCCGTAGGCGCCATCGGTGATCGCGGATCGGTCCTGTACGTCGCGTGCATCGGCGTCGGCGTAGAACCAATCGTAATCCTCGCCGCCTTCGACCTTACTGCGCAGATAATCGAGATCGTAGATCGAGGCGGCGCCCGCGAGCGCATCGAGATGCGCATTGCCGTCACGCCAGTCCGAGAGCGGCACATAAAGATCGACGCCGACGAAATCGATATTGCCGTCGGCCCAGAGCGGGTCGAGGTGAAAGAAGAGGTCGCCGGTGCCGTCGCCCGGATTGTAATTGTTGTATTCGGACCAATCGGCCGCGTAGCCGACCTTCACGCCGGCGCCCAGAATGCCCTTCACATCCGCGGCCAGCGTTTTCATTTTCGCAACCGCCGGGAAAGTCGTGGCGCTGTCGCGAACGGTCGTGAGCGCCTTCAACTCCGAACCGATCAAGAATCCGTCCACCGCGCCGGGATCGACGGCGTTGATCGCCGCACAGAGCTTGGCGTAGTGCAGAATGAAACGCCGGAAGCTCCATTCGTTCGGACCGGAATAGCCGGTGAACACCGCGCCCGTGCTGCCGTTCACCGAAACGGAGATGTCGCCCGGCGCTGCCGAACCGAAGAACGCGGCAACCTGAGTGCCGGCAGCCGCGGTCTTGTCCGCCGTGCCGGGCCGTCCCGGCGCGGGATCGCAGGTGATGCGCCCGCGCCAGGGATAGACCGGCTGGCCAGTGCTTCCGGTCCAAGGATCGGGCAGGCTGTTGCCCTGCGCGATGTCCATGAACACGAAGGGATAGAAGACGACCGAGAAGCCGCGCGCCTTGAGGTCGCGGACGGCGCGCACAACGGAATCGTCGGAGGGTGTGCCGCCATAGGCGGGCCGTCCATTGACGGTGCTCACCACCGCAGCAGCGGCGCGGCTGAGCGTATGAACCTGCCAGGCATTCGGCGTCGTGCTTTTGTCCGCAACTTCGACTTTCGGGCGGACCGTGCATTGGCCGGCCCGAAGATCGTCGCCGAACCAGCCCACGACCAGGAGAACCGTCCCGGCATTCGGAAGCGAGGCTTCGAGATCGTCGAGCGCAACGGTCCAATCCGCCGTCGCCTGGCCCGCAAACTTGTTCTCCGGCGTGGTGGCGCCGCCGCTGAGATCGCGGGTGGACACCACCGTGTCATAGACCCGCTCGCCGGCGCCCGGAATGAGCGTGATCGCCTGAACGATGTCCTCAAGCCCCGAGCCGTCGGACCGCGACACGCGCCGGAACACCTCGAACGTCAGCTGCGGCAGCCGATTGCCAAATTGGGTGATCTGAAGGTTGTCGAAGACCACGTAAGCCGTGCCACGATAAGCTGGCGCGTTGGCGCTTCCCTCGATGCCTTCAATGAGCGAGTCCGGCGCTTGATCGGCGGTGCCCCGATGCAAGCGCATGGTGACGCCGCTCATATCGAGAGGCTTGCCGTCCGCCCAGATGCGGCCGACGCGATCGATCACACCTTCGCAAAGCCCCACCGCAAAATTCGCATAATAGGTGTAAGTGGTCGTCTGGACCGTTCCTCCGCCGCCGCCGAAACCCTTTCCACCGCCACCGCCGCTCGTTTCGGTCTTGGCCACCTCCTTGAACTTGGTCGCCCAGATGATCTGTCCGGCGATACGCACGCGGCCGGCGATCTCCGGAATCGGCGCGCCTTCGGTCGAAGCCTGGACTTGCAGATTGTCGAGGCGCGGGCCTTCCTGCTTCTGCGGACCGGGACCGAAAAGCTGCGCATCGATGTAGCTTCCGGCGACCGCCGCCGCGGCCGTCGCGGCGGTTACGACCCAAGCGGCTGCGCCTTCTGTCAGGGCCGCCGCCCCGACGGTGAGAATAAGAGCTGCCATCGGGTTCAGTCCGCGAGGAAAGGAAACGAGAAGGCAAAGCGCAGGCGCTGCCGCGATTCGCTTCCGGTCCAAAGGGATACCTCGGCAACCGGGTGCGCCTCGATCGAATGCAGCATTCGACCGGGCGCAGTCAGGATCGCGCAGTGTTTCGCCGGCGAATTCTCCTTCATGGCGAAGAGCAGCACGTCGGCAGGCCGGATTTTGTCCGTCGCCACCGCGATCATGTGCCTGCCGGCCGCTTCGGCCAGCGTCTCACGGCCGTGCGCTTCCGCCCAATCGCGGCTATAGGGCGGCGGCGGCTCGGGCTCCTCGCCATAGACGGCGCGCCAGACGCCGCGCACCAGCCCTAGGCAGTCGCAGCCGATGCCTTTCACGGAGGCCTGATGGGCGTAGGGTGTGCCGATCCACGAGCGCGCCTCGGCGATGATGTCGGCCCGGCTAACCACGGAAACCGCCTCCGAGAGACGTGCCGTCGTTGTTGTCGCCCTGCTTGGCGAAGGAGAGCGCGAAGTCGTTCCCCGGCATGTGGGGAAAGCCGCCGAAATTGACGACGTTCGCGAAACGGTCGCGGCAGGTCGCCGGCGTCTTGTCGCAGCCGGCGGTGATCGTGAACGCATCGCCCACCTGCATCGGGCGCGGCATCGGCAGGAAGAGCGAAAGTCGCGAATTGGGACTGCCTTGCGAGTGCGATTTCACTTCGATTTCGAGGCCCGCATTGTCGCCGCTGCTCCACGTGATCTTACCGCGGCTGAATACGCCGGATGCAAACGAACCGATCCCGCTCGCTGTGAAATCGAAATTGCTGATGACGCTCGCAATCGTGCCGCTGCCGTGATGTGCGGGCGCGCCGAGATCGATCCGGCAGCGGGCATCACCAAGCTCCCAGGCGCAGGTGCGCTGGAAAATGCGCCCGGCGCTTTGGTCAAGCTTGGCGGCCAGCCCGCGCAACTCGGCGGAAAAGCTCGTCTCGCCCCGCGTAACCTGGCCGAGGAAGCCGGAGCGGAGGACGACGCGCTGCGACACGTCCTGCCAGTTGACGCGCATGATGGTGACGGCTGCGTCGTCATAGAGCCCGGCATTGAGATCGTCCTCGGTGATCGCAGCCGACGAGAGCGCGCCGTCCACATCGAGATTCGAGACCGCAAGCCCGAGCTGGTCCTCGATCGCGGTCGCGGTGAATCCGGTCGCCGCCTTGTAGGTAACACCGTCGATCAGGAGATCTCGGTCATGATCGGTGAAGCCGAGAACCGTGCTGTCCTTGCGGGCCACGCGCCAGCAATGGCAAAGCGTCGTGACGCCGCCGCCGAGATGCGCGGCAAGGCCCGGATCAAGCGTTTTCATTCCTTGA